ATTGCATCTAATGATGATTGGCATACATTTTTAGATATATGTCAAACTGCAAGAGATAAATGGAGCAATAACTTTACTTATACTTTAATAGAAAGTAAAGATATCGCTTAATAAAATTTTTAGTTATGTTAGATTATTTAAAACAGAGGATATTTCCCTCACTAATTGCCTTATCTGCTTTAGCAGTATCAGGATCAGCAGCATTTTATTCAGTTAGTGGTCTTAGTAAATTATTTGCTGGGGCTACACTTGCCGTTATAATAATGGCTGCTTCTTTAGAAATTGCAAAATTAGTAATTGCATCTTTATTATATCAATATAGAAAAACTCTTCCTAAATTATTAAAATTTTATCTTACAACAGCTTGTGTTGTATTAATTTTTATTACATCAATGGGAATTTATGGATTTTTGAGTGCAGCTTATCAAGAAACAGCAGCATTAGCTGGAAATATAGATGCCCAAATTGCATTAATTGAAGTTAAGAGAGATAATGTAAAAGAACAATTATTTGTATATAATGAAGAAAAATCATCAATAAATGAGTCCGTTACTAGTTTGAGAAATGGTTTAAGTAACAATGTTATACAGTATACAGACACATTAGGTAATGTAATTACTACAACTTCATCATCAACTCGTAGAGCTTTAGAAAAACAATTAGATCAAGCTATTGAAAGACAAACAACAATTAATGCTAAAGTTGATGAGTTAAATCAACAATTATTTAATTATGAAACTGAAATAGTAGAAGTATCAACATCATCTAATATATCAGGAGAATTAGGACCTTTAAAATATCTATCAGGATTAACTGGGTTACCAATGGATAGAATTATTAATATTTTGTTATTAGTTATTATATTTGTATTTGATCCTTTAGCTATTGCCTTAGTAATAGCAGCTAATTTTGCATTTGCCCAACTTGTTCCTAGGGGTAAATATAAAGAAATTTTAAAAATTACTAGAAAATTACCTAAAAACAAAGAAAAAGAATTTGAAGAACTTAAAAAAAGAGTTGAGAAAAACCAAGAAAAAATTAATAAAGATTGGGAAGATAGAGAAGAAAGAATGAATATTGTAGGACAAAATGGAAATGATGGTATTCATTATGAAAAAGAAGATGATGTCAAGATGTCAGTTCCAGAAGGTTTAGAATTTAATAAGCCCTATACAATGGAAGAAGTATCAGAAGCATTTGCTAAACAAGATACTAAAGAAGAAGAAGCTGAACATAATAGAAAAATGTTAGATGAAGAAATTCAAAATTTAGGTGAAGATAATATAGATCCTATGAATGAACCTGCTTTTACTGAGGGTTATGTAGAAGATTCTCCACCTGAATCAAAAGAATTTGTTCCTTTAGGAGAAGAAAAAATGAAACTTTATAAGATCTATAAAGATTGGGTACATGATATGGATGGAAATAAAGATGGTATTATAGATATTGATGAAAAATTAAAATTTCTAAGAGGTCAAATAAATAATGACAGATATAGTAAAAAACTACCAAATGTAACAATACAAATGCTTGAAGATGAAATTAAAAGGCTTATGTTAATAAAGCAACGTGGTGGTGAAGATGAAGATCTTATAATAAGATATTAAAAGACTTATGCGAAAAAATTTGGCTCCCCGAGGGAGCCTTCGTATATTTACAACGTAAATAGATAGAAATTAAAAACAATAAAGGTTATGTCAAAATTACAAAAAGATAAAGATTTTAAATTAATTTATTTAGACGATGATTATGTAAGAATACAAGGAAATTGTAGGATTACAGGAGAGGAATATAGAACAAAATCATTTCCCCTTATAGATTGGATTAATCATAGAAATAGTAATAAACCAATCCAACAAATGCTCCCTTATTTAAGTGATAATGATAGAGAATTTATAATATCAGGAACAACACCTAAGGGATGGGATGTAATGTTTGAACAGCAACAAGATTTAAAATTAAAATGGTAATATGGAAATATTAAAACAATTCATTGAAGAAATGAGAGCTACTTCTAGTAGCAACGAAAAGGTAGAAATACTTAAAAAACAACCAAGTATTATCAAAAAGGTACTTGAATATACTTATAATCCTTATAAACAATATTATGTTACAAGTAAAACATGTAAGAAAAATTCTGGATTATTTAAATATAATACTTATGAAACTGTATTTGAGTTGTTAGATGATTTAACTAATAGAAAATATACAGGTCATGATGCAATAGCAGCTGTGAATGGTTTTATTACTGCTTCTCCTGGTTATGAAGATATAATTTATAGTATAATTGATAAGGATCTTAAAACTAGAACTGGAGCTAAAGTAATTAATAAGGCATTCCCAAATTTAATTCCAGAATTTAATGTTGCATTAGCTCAAGAGTATAAAGGTAAATGTGATTGGAATGATGTTTGGTATGCTTCTAGAAAATTAGATGGTGTTAGATGTTTAGCTGTTGTTGATTTTGAAGGTAAATGTACACTTTACTCAAGAATGGGTAAAGAATTAACAACATTAAATAAAATTAAAGAAACTATTGAATCAACTAATATTATTAATACTGTATTTGATGGTGAAATTTGTTTAATGGATGAAGAAGGAAATGAAGATTTTCAAGGTGTAATGAAGGAACTTAGACGTAAAGATCACCAAATCGAAAATCCAGTATTTGTAGTATTTGATATGATTCATAAACCTGCATTTGATAATAATAAAGGAGATGAAAGATTATCAGAAAGATTAAGTAAATTAAGAGGTTGGTATAATAATAGTAGTGTTAGTATGGAACTTGTGCGTTATTTAGATCAATTCCAAATAACAGATGATGACCATTTTGAATATTGGAGTAAAATGTCAGCTGAAAAAAATTGGGAAGGATTTATGTTACGTAAAGATTGTGGTTATGAAGGTAAGCGTAGTAAAAATTTAGTTAAAGTTAAAAAATTCTTTGATGCTGAATATAAAGTTGTAGATTATGATAATGATAAACATGAAGTAGTTAGAAATGGTAGATCAGAAACTATTGATATGTTAGCTCAAGTATGGATTGAACATAAAGGTCATAGAGTAAAAGTTGGTAGTGGTTGGACTCAAGAACAAAGATTGCAATATATGGATGGATCTATTGTTGGTAAAACTATTACAGTTCAATATTTTGAAGAAACACATAATCAAGAAGGAGGAATTAGTTTAAGATTCCCAACTGTAAAAATAGTACATGGTGGTAAAAGAGAAATGTAGAGTAACTTGGTGTAATAACTTGAGAAAAAAACGATCTCAAGTATGTGAAAAACATTCACAGTATAAAAATATATGCCGAGCAGCTATACGTCTGGATAGACCTCATTTAATGTATAAAGTAGAAAAATGGTTAGAAGGGAAACACCAATGTGAAAGATGTGGATTTGATCCTACTATAAGTTACCCTAATTTGGATTTATTAGGTCAATCATCTATGTTAGATGTAGATCATATAGATTCAAATTTAAAATATATAGAAGAGGATCCCACTAATTATCAATTATTATGCAAACATTGTCATATAGTTAAATCTAGAGAAGAAGGTGATTGCATATCAAAAATAAATAGAAAATAATATGGAAGGAACTTGGAAAAATTATGATTCAGAAAAATCATATGAAGATTTTATAGATGAACAACCTTTAACAGAGGAGGAAATATATAATGCAAATGTAAATACTTACTTAATATTTACTAAAAAATATACATCTCAACAAATCACAAATATTAGAAATAAAAGAGGTGAAAAAGTATCTTTTTTGTTTAATCCTGAAGAAAATAATATATTTCATGATAGAACAAAATTGATAGAATCAATGATAGAATTCTTTATTGATTATGAAGAATATGAAAAATGTGCTAAATTACAAAAATTATTATAATGTTAGATAAAAGATCAATTAGAGGTAATGTTAAAATTTTTATAGAAGGAAATTTAATTACTGATAAAAATATAATTATTAATGAAAGTGCTACTTGGAAAGAACATGAAACAAATTTATTTAAAAAGATGTTAAAGCAAGGGGGTAATTTCAAAATAGGAGGTAGAAGGTATTCTATAAAAACAGAAATAAAATATGATGGACAATTCGACAGATAAATTTGGCTTCCCAAATCTTCTTTCGTATATTTAGGTCACAAATAAAAGTTATAATATGAATCTAGGTTACGCGTGTATCAACACAGCACTCAGTGCAAACAAAATTATGACAAATCGAACTATGCGTCGAAAAACATTCGAAGCAAAAGGTTT